AGCGAGTTCCCGGGCGTGTCGATGAAGTCCGAAAAACTCTCGACGAGCCGGATCATCGCCATGCGGAGGTTGGCCGCCTTTTCCCCCGCCATCGAGCCGGAGTTGTCCAGTGCGATGAAGATGGCCTTCTTTGCCATGTCAGACCCCCAGAGCCGAGCGCACGGCCGAGCGGTTTGCCGACACGTAGTTGAGAATGACTTCCTCGCCCGCCCGAGTCTTCAGGGCTTCTTCGAGGAAGGACGTGCCGTCGAAGGCGTTCACGACGCGCGTGTTGCCCGCCTTGGCCGGGGCCGCTTGGCCGCCTGCCAGACCGCCGTTGAGGACGTGGCGCGGGTCGTCCCGGGTCAGCATCTCTTCGCCTTGCTTCGCGATGATCGGAACCTCCCCCGGCCGCAGGCCGATCAGGCCGCCGACGTGGTAGCGCATGGCCCCAGCGAAGACCGCCGGGTTCACCTGCCGCGTCTGGTTCCCCGAGCCCACGCGAGAGCTGCCGACCGTGCCGCCAGTGTGCCCCGCGCCGAAGCCGATCAAGGCCCCGAAGGGCGTCCCGCCGAAGGCCGCCTGAAGCGCGTTGAAGATCGCCTGCTGCACGATCATCTTGGCGATCTGAAGCAGGAAGTCCGAGGCGAACTGAAGGAAGGCGTCGCGCGCTGCCTTGCCCGCGTCCTCGCCGTTCGCAACCGCCTGCGCGAACTTGTCGAAGGCGTTGGTCAGGCCGTTGACCAGCAGGTCTTTCACCCGAGTCCAGTCGAGGTAGTTCTTGACGGCCGCGTTCCCGAACTGCTCGGCCGACGCCTTGGCCGCATCCAGCTTCGCGATGGCCGTGTCCGCCTCGGGACCGCCCACGACGCCCCAGAGTTCCCGGGCGTGCTCGATTGCCGCGATCAGCTCTGCGTTGATCTCGGTCATCTTCTGGCGAAGCTCTTCCTGAAGCTCCGTGTCACCCGTCTGCTTCGCGATCTCGAACTGGTCGTTGAGCGCGTTCCGTTCCGCCAGCAGGAGGTTCACCTGCTCTTCGGCTTCCTTCGCCCGCTCCTTGGCCGCGTTCGCCCGCTCCTGTGCGTGTTCGAGGTCGTAGAGCGCCCCGACCTGCTCGCGGATGCGGGCGATCTCTTCCTCGGTGATGTTCGGGTCGTCAGCTCGCGCGTCGCGGATCGCGGCCCGGATCGCGGCTTCCTTCTCCTGTTCGGCATTGCGAAGCCGCTGCTGCTCGATCTCGAAGTCGTTGTCGTCGATCCGCTGTGCGGTTTCCTCGCGCTGCTTGGCGGCCTCTTCAGCCCGGCGCTCGGCCTCTTTGCGGGCTTCCTCGGCGCGGTCGCGCTCGGAGTCCTGAAGCTGCTCGGCCACGGCCAGCTCTTGCTCGGAGATGCCGACCTTGCGCTGCGCCCACGCGATCACTTCCTCCCGGGTCTTCCCGTCGAGGATCGAGGCGTTGGCGTTGATCTGCCCGGCCGAGAGCACGTCGTTCGCGAGCGTGCCGGGGGCGGACCCCAGAAGCGCGGCCGCGCCGCCCGGCCCGAGGAAGTGCGAGAGGTAGAGGTTGGCGTCGGTGACGGCCTGCCCGGCCCGGCGCAGGTGCTCCGCGTTCTCCCGCAGATACAGCTCGACCATCTGCCGCGAGATGTCCGCTTGCTCGCGCAGCGCCAAGATCGCCGCGTCGGACATGCTGGCCGCGCGATCCGGGAAATACTGCTTGAACATGCGGAGCCACGTGGACTCGATGAACTGCCCGAGGCCGGTGGCCGTCGAGTTGGGGTTGCGCGCCCCGGGATCGCCCCCACTCTCCACGCCGATGATCCGGTCCACCAGCGAGCCGGAGAGCGCGTCCGAGACATACTCTTGGTCGAGGGCGTCCTGCGCCTCCTTGATCCGCGCCAGCGCGGCCGCCAGCTCGTCGAGGTTCGAGGCGTTCTCGATGGCTTCCCGGCCGAGCTTGTTGAGGGCTTCCGAGGCCGCGATGTATTCCAGCTCGCGGTTCACCGAGGCGACGCCCTCGGCCATCGTGTCCATCGCCGCCTTGAACTTGTCGGCCTTCTCTTCCGCGATGTCTTCGAGGCTCCGGCCCGCGTCGGCGGCCGAGTTGCCCAGATCGTCGAAGGCGTCCTGCGCGTCGTCCATGTCGTCGCCAAGCGCGCGGACGATGTTGCGGGCGTCGTCGGCCGAGTCCCGGGCGTCTTCGAGGGCACGAGCCGCTTGGATGACCCGCTCCGCGAACTCGGTGGATTCCTCCTTGCCGTCGCCCAAGCTGGACACGGCGCTGTCCACCGAGTCGTAGAACTCTTCGGCCGTCATGTCGCCGTTCGAGAAGGCGGTGGACAGGCGCTCGATCTCGTCGCGCAGCTCACCCGGAACCTTGCGAACCGAGGCGCGCAGGTTGTAGCCGAAGAAGTTGGTCCAGAAGTCCTCGGTGCCGCTCGCCGTGGCGTCGAGGGTATCTTCGAGCGACTTCACGGCCGACTTGATCCGGTTGAGGTTCGCCTGCGCCTCGGTGGCCGTCAGATCGTTGAGCGTGTTGCGCCACTCTTCGACCGAACCGCCCACGGCGTCGTAGGCGTCCCGGACCTTATCAACCATCTTCTTGTGCTCGTTGAGAGCTTCGCTGGCCTCATCGGCCTTGGTCGCCCAGAGCCCGATCCCGACGGATACCGCCGTGACCAGCAGGCCGATGCCCGTGGAGGACATGAGCGCGCGAATAGCGATGGTCAGACGGCCCAGCCCGGCAGCAGCCGTGGTCGCCCCGGCAGCGGCAGCGGTGGAGCCAGCAGCGAAGCCGCGCAAGGCCCCAGCCCCGGCAGCCAGCAGGCCCGGCAGCTTCCCGATCTCGGCAGCGAGGACCACGATGAACGGGGTCAGCTTCAGCCCGAGGAACGCGGCACCAGCAGCGACCACCAGATCGAAGTTGTCCACCAGCACGCCGAGCGTGTCGATCAGCACCGCGAAGGCGGCGGACGCCCGCCCGAGGAAGGCCCCGAAGTCGGCGCTCTTCAGAAGATCGGTCAGATCGTTCGCGAGCTTGGTGAAGGCTTGGATGAACCCGCCTTCCCCGAACTGGACGAGGGCTTGGAAGGCCGCGTTCTTCAGGCGGCCGAGCGCAACCGACGTGGAGGCCAGCGCCTCACCGAGACCCGGGCCGAACCGACGGGACAGTTCCTCGGAGAAGGGCACCAGCGCCTCGGCCGTGACCTCCCCGGCTTCCATCATCTTGATAAGCTCGGCGGTGGTCACACCGAGGCCGTCAGCCATGATTTGCAGAGCCCCGGGCAAGCGATCCCCGAGCTGCTGCCTCAGCTCTTCCATCTGGACCGCGCCCTTCGACACGATCTGGGTCAGGGCCGTGAACACGCCCTGCATCTCGGCCGTGGTCGAGCGGTTCACCCGAGCGGCTTCCGCCACGGCGATGAAGATTTTCCGGGTGTTCTCCCCGGCCAGCGCCGTCCCCTGCGTGGCGATGGCAAACTTGGAATACTCGGTCGCCAGAGTCCCGAGGTCCACGCCGAGCCGGTTGGCCGTGCGCCGCAGGAAGTCCATCTCCTGCGCAGTCTGTTCGACATCGCCGCCAAGCGCCACGCCGAGGCGAGACTGCGCCGCTTCGAGCACCTGATAGGCGTCAACGACCGCGCCAAGGAGCTGCACCACGCCGTAGAAGCCACCGTAGGCCGCGATCAGCGAGAGGACTTCGCCCCGGAGGCGCTGCGTGTAGGACAGGGACTTCCGGGTGTCGCCGTAGAGCTGCCGGTAGGCTTGCGCCAGACGGCCCGTCTCCGTGGCCCCACGGGCCGCACCGTCGGCCTGACCGCGCGTGGCGTTGGCGAGGCGCGTGACGGAGCCCGCCGCCGTGGACGCCTCCTTGTGGACATCGCGGATCGCCTGCCGCTCGCGGAAGCCGTCGTTCGCAACGGACTGCATCGCGACGCCGAGCTGGTTCTGCGCGGCGATGAACCGGGCTTGGCCCTGCGTCACGGAGGTCATGTCCGAGGTCACGTCACGGTAGGCTTGGCCCATCTGCTGAAGGGCTTCCTCCTGCGCCATGAGCTTGAACTGCGCCTCGTCTGCGCGCTGGCCGAGGAACTGGATTCGCTGCGAGACCTCCCGGGTGGGCGGCCCGGCCTTCAGCATCGTGGCCGCGTAGCCGTCAGAGACGCGCTGAAGCCGCTGAAGCTCTTCTCGGGCCTTGCTGACCGCGATCCCCTGATCCACGAGCTGCTGGTCGAGGTTGCCCCGGGAGACATTCGCGGTCGAGGCGAGCGCGGCGTCATACCGGCCCGCAGCTTCCGCCAGATCGACATAGGCCCCTTCGGCCCGGCCGAGCTGTTCCTGCTGGCGGGCGAGCGCGTTGCTCGTCTTGTCGAGCGCGCTTTCAAGGCGGCCTTGATCGCCTGCCGCCGTGCGGGCGCGGACGCCCAGATCGGACACATTGCCGGTGATCTTGCCGAGGATCGTTTCCTGCCGGGCGAGGTCCGCTGCCGCGTTGGCCGATTGACCGGCGAACAGGGTTACGGCCGAACCGGCCGCGCGCAGCTCGCTCTCCACGGCAGCGTATTCGCCCCGGAGCTTCGCCAGCTTCTCGGTCTGGGAAGACAGGTTGCGCTCGGCCGCTGCGAGCTGACCCACCAGCGTCTTCGTGGGCTCGGTCGTCCCGGCCATCTGCTCACGGAGATCGGCCACCCGAGCCGAGGCTTTGTCGAAGGCGTCCTGCGTCTTGATGATCCGCGCCGGGAGCTGGTCGAACCGGGTGGTCAGCTTGCCGACCGCGCCGACCGACTGCTCGTAGGCGGCCGCCAGATCGCGGCTCTCCTTCTTGGCCTTGGCAACGGCAGCAGTTTGCCGCTCCTGCGCAGCGCGTGCGCCATCGAGCTTCTGCTGGTATCGGCCGGTCGTGGTCTCGGCGTTCTTCACCCGGCGTTCGAGCTGGGCGAACTCACCCTGCGACGAGGCGACCTGCTTTTCGAGCCGGGCGACCGCACCGGCCGCCTTGTCCATGTCGGCCGAGAGCTTGTTGCCCACGTCCAGACCGGAGATCGCTTTGTCGAGAGAGGCCACTGCGGAACCGAGGCCACGCAGCGCGCCCTCGGTCCCTTCAGCGTTTTCTTGGAGCCCGTTCTGTGCGTCGATGAAGCCGTTGAGCGCCTTGGTGATGCTCTTTACGACGTTCTCAGCTTCATCCTTTGCGCGGATTACTAGGTCAACATCTTTCCGCGCCATCGGCAGCTCCTTAATCCAGAAGACCCTCTATCGGTTTCGTATCCACATTGAGGGCTTCGACCTGTTTCTTGAACGCACCACGCGCTTCCTTCGACAATATCCCTCCGATGGCGAGCTGAAGCAAGGTTGCTTCTGTGGTGATCCGACCGTTCTCCCGGGCGACGATGAAGTTGGCTTCGTCGGCCAGCCGCCCGAGAGGGTAGTCGAAGGCTTCGTGGTGGTTGTGACTGAGGCAGAGGTTGGCTTGACGCCTCACTCCCCAATACCAGTCAGCGAAGGAAGCTCCGCGTTCGTCAGAGCCCCAGAGACCCCCACCAGCATCCGGGTCAGGGACTCCACGAACTTTTTTACGTCGCCCTCCGAGCTGAAGGTCAGGCGGAAGACCTTCTCGATGGCATCCACCTGCGACGGCAGGGGGAGGTCGCCCGCGAGCTTGATGCCCTCGGGGTCGTAGGCGTCGGAGGCGAGGGCGATGACCTCGGCCGCGATCCCGGGGAACTCCCGGGCCAGATCGAAGATGAGCTGCTTCACGGTGTCCGTGGTCAGCGACCCGGGCTCCCGCGCGCCGCCGGAGAGCTTTCCGAACAGCAGGCCCAGCGTCGAGCCGTGCTCCGCGACGAGGATCATGAGGTCGTTCGTCGAAACGGCCCGAACGTCGAAGCTCTGGCCGTCTCCGAGGTCTACCGCCTCGCGCTTGATCTTGATGGATTTCAGGCTGCCCATAGCAGTGTCCTTTGGTCAGTTGGAGAGAAGAGTCCAGACGGGGGCCGAAGCCCCCGGCTGTTGGTGTTCCGGGCCTTAGCTCAGGACCGGCTTGCCGTCGCGGTAGATCGCCTCGGCACCCGTGGGCTTCAGGATTTCCAGCGAAAGCGGAATCTGCTGCCACTCGTCGCCCTTCAGCGCGTAGTCGCCGTTCGGCGTCAACTTCACGTAGGGGAAGAAGAACTGGCAGTCGTCGCCCTTCGGGTTCTTGGTGATGTAGCGGATCGCGCACTCCACCGGCTCCGACCCGGACAGAACGCGCGAGCGGGTCGAGGCCGCCACGGCGTAGGTCACGTCGATGTCCACCCCGGCGACGGCGACGGCCGACGTATCGAGGAAGTGGATCATGCCGTTGTCGAAGTCCATCTCGTAGTCGGTGCCCGCGACGAGGGCCGTGACACCGCCGTTGACCGCCACGTCGAAGCCCGCCTCGTCGATGCCGAAGTATCCCGCCGGGTTCGAGGCCGAGACGCCCAGCTTGTAGCTGTGGCCCGCTTCGATGCTGGACAGGGTTTCGACGGCCGAGGCAACCGACGCCTGCGTGACCACTTCGGACGAGCCGAAGAAGAACAGCGCGACGTTGGCCGGGTCGATGTTGTCGGTGGTCATCGAGCCGGTGCGGTTCACTTCCAGCGGCACGGAGTCATCCTTCTCGCGGATGCCTTCGTCCGAGCTGTAGTGGTCCAGAGTCTCGGACTCGATGTTGAGCGAGAGTTCCGGGGTGTTGCCGATGTAGCGGAAGGCCCCGCTCGCCACGCCGTTCACATAGCGGGAGAGGTAGACCTTGCCACGGCCGAGGGTGTAGTTCTGCTTTGCCATGTCGTGTTCCTTTCAGATGGCTCCTGCGTCAGTCTTCGTAAGGTTGTTCCATGTCTTCCACCAAGTCCAGCGTGACCGTGAGCCAGAAATAGGCTTTCGCAGAAACCTCTTCAGGCGGTCGGACAACCCCAGCTCCGATATACATGCCGGTGACATTCCGGCCAAGGCCCAAGATACCATTCTGGGGTCCGCCGTCATAATCCATCTTCCGGCGCTCCTTGGCGAGCACCTTCTTCACGTCCGCCATGAGCACGTGCGCGGGGTCGGTGGGGTTCTCCCGGTCGTCCTCGACCCAGCCTTGGATCATGAGTTCCCACTGGCCGGAGCTGACAGGGGAGGTCGCCGGGGGCGGGAG